CTCGCACAGCTTGCACAGATGTCGCCTGATGAGGTGAGTGCTGCTCTCCAACAGTTAGGCATCAACGTCCCACCTGATCAACTCGCCCAAGCTGCTGAACAATGGGTAGAGAACGCAGCAGGCAAACAAGCTGGCGGTGGTGGAGGTGACGAAGCCACTGCTGCGGATGACGAGAGTGATGGTGATGCCGCAAACCCACCCACCCCACCATCTGCGTCATCCGCTCCTACTGACGACGAGAGTGCGGAGGCTATGCCAGATGATGAAGGTGCTGAAGGAGAAGCTGTACCCGCAGGACCGAGTGGAAGTCCTGGCGGTGGCATGCCTAGTGGTGCCGGTGCTCCTCGTGGTGGTGGTGCTATGCCTCGCATGAGTGGTGGTAATAGTGGTGGTATGGATGCATTGATTAGTGCAGCTATGTCACAAGGTGATCCTGCATCTATGCCTGCGCCTATGCGTCCTCCGGGTGGTGCAAGTGGTCCGCGTATGCGTGGTCCTGCTATGCCCGGTTCAGGTGCGCCCGGTCCTGCTGCTGGTGATGATCCACGTATGCGTGCTATGATCCAGTCTATCTATCGCGGTGCTGGTACTGATGCACGTCGAGGCGTTCCCACAGGCGCACGTGGTGCAGCTATCCCTTCAGGCAACCCACGTCCGAGTAGAAAGCGCAATGTCTGATCTACCTCTTGCCAATGGACTAGTCATTGATACAAAGACGGGTCAGGCTCTCCTACCGTCTACGTCACCTGATGCAGTCATCAACCAACAGACGAAGAAGTTTAGACAGTCCACACGTGACACTACTACCCGCGGTCGTGATCGTAATAATCGCGCAGTGCGTCGTGGTCTGGTTGATCTACCTGCTGATAGTAAGGCAATAACTACAGCAGGCGTAGTGTGGTTGTACTTCACCCTTGGCATCAACGACGCAGAGATCGCTGAAGCTACAGGGTTGAAGCTTTCTCAAGTAGACATGATCAAAGGCTTGCAACTCTTCCAGCAACTAGACACACTCATCAAAGACAACATCCAAGCTCTCACGTCTGATAACGTACAGAAGCGTATCGATGCTATGTCTTCTAGTGCGCTCGACGGTCTTGAGAACTTGTTGGATGATGAAGAGACTAGACCTGCTACGAAGGCGCGTGTGCTGATGAACATGCTCGACCGTGGCGGCTTCTCTCCTAAGCAGGTGATGGAGCATCGTCATTCGTTAGAGGGTGGCTTGGTGATCAGACACATACGTGAAGTCGCACAGCCTAAGCAGATGCCTACTATAGACGTAACACCCGTGAAGGGAGTGAAGTGATGGCAATCGTTCCTAACAAAGACGGACAAGGTATCAAAGCCAACGGCTACTATGGTGATGTTGATCCTAGCTACTCCACGCCGACTACGTTCGCTGCTGGTGTTCCGTCTACAGCAGGTTACACAGGCGAGTTACGTGTAGACACCGCTACAGGTGACTTGTATCGCAACATCGGTGGTACAAAGTGGGTAGACGCACAATGAGCATTGGTGAAGATCGCGTTCGTATCAAGTTCAATCCATCTGCATCGTCAGCAGTAGACTTGCTCAAGCAGCAGGCTGCAAAGTTCATCAACGCGTGTGAAGAGTTGAAGCGCGACGCAGGTGAAGACAGTGAAGTACTCCGTTGCATCGCTCTTGCACAGACGCATGCTGAAGATGCAGCAATGTGGGCTGTGAAGGCTGCAACCGCGCAGAAGTAGATGCTACCTGAATGGCTCGCCCGAGATCAGCCAATGTTGCGGAGCGTCCTGAGCTTCTTCTCAAGGAGGGAAGCTTACAGGATCGTTTTCTACATTCTGTTGCTAAAGTACAGGTCTACGGCGGTGGCTTCGGCAATGGTAAGACAACTGCGGCTGTCATCAAAGCATTGCAGCTAGGTGACAAGTATCCCGGCTCGACTGGGTTGATCTCACGTAGCACGTATCCAAAGCTGAACGATACTATACGTAAGGAGTTCCTTAAATGGTGCCCTCCTACGTGGATTACATCATTCGCTACAGGACAGAACGGCGACAACATATGTCACCTGAAGAATGGTACGACTATCTACTTCAGGTACATCGCACAACAGGGGACGAAGACAGAAAGCAGTTCATCAAACCTGCTCTCCGCGACATTCGACTGGGTGATAGTGGATCAGGTGGAAGACCCAGAGATAACACACAAGGACTTCCTTGATTTGTTCGGTCGATTGCGTGGTCGTGCTCGTTACGTTGGTGATGATACGACAATGCCTGTGACAGGTCCACGTTGGATGATGCTCACGTGCAATCCTACAGGCAACTGGGTCTATACGAAGTTAGTCAGGCCACTCGTACAATACAAAGCGACAGGCATCGTCACAGATGACCTCGTATGCATGCGCGATGTAGAACGTCGCCCCGTGTTAGATGACAACGGTAAACCACGCCTGTTGATCGAAGTCATTGAAGGTAGCACATATGAACTGCGTCACGTTCACGAGGCTGAAGGTGGCGACTTCATTCAAACACTCGAAACGATGTACTCAGGCCAACAGCGTGATCGTTTCCTACTTGGCAAGTGGGTCGCATACGAGGGGCTGGTATATCCACAGTATGATGCCACTATACACCTACTTCAAGAAGGTGAACTACATGCGCTGCTCGACGGCTATACTGAGACACATTATCAAACCAATTGGGTAGAGAGCTACGACTACGGTCAAGCACAGCCATCGTGCTACATGCTCGGGTTTGTAACGCCTGAACAACACGTCATCATCTGCGATGGGTTCTATAAGAAAGAGATGACACTTGATGATCAGATTGCATCTATACGCCGTATAAGATCAGATTGGTGCGTTGACCTTGATGAGATGCACAAGGTACAGGCCGATCCTAGTATCTTCGGTCGTAAGACTGTCAATCGTCGCACTGTGGGTAAGACTGTTGCCGACATGTTCAAAGAAGACAACATCTACATGAAGCGTGGCAACAGTGACATTAATAATGGCGTCGTCAAGGTCGGTGCCTACCTCAATGTCAATAGACAGTTGCTACATCCAATCAGGCGTGTGGCAGGCTCCCCACGTTTGTTTGTTAATGCTAAACTTGACTGGTGGACCGATGAAGTCGCTGGTTACTTCTGGCAGCAATCTACTAGCGGCGAGCGTATTGATAAGCCCATCGACCGCAACGATCACGCTATGGACGCAACAAAGTACTTGCTAAGTGAGATGCCTGATATAGGCAAGTACGCTATCCCTGCTAACGAGCGCACACCGTCGTGGATGCTGTGGCAGGAGCGTGATAAGTCAACAGAGAACCCACGCGGGCACAGATATGGCTGACGAATACGATCGCGGCGAAGAATACAACAGACCCTCGGCACAACCTGCTGACATGAACAGCTACGAAGGCGTGATGTCGCCTGATGGTGCTGAAGCTGTCAATGACTCGCCTATGTATCGCATGATAGGTGAGAGTAAGATACCTGTTAGCAAACACCGTGGCCCATTGTGGCATTCACGCTACGATCAGGGTAAGTCTGCTATGTCTAAGAACGCAGACGCATGGTCTGAGGCGTATCGCTACTATAGACACGACCACACACGTGACAACGCCTCCGCACGTGGTGATGAGGAGATGGCAGGTGGTACGCCGTTGCAAGGTACAATGGATAGCACTGAGAACGTCGTCTTTGCTAATGTGTCAGCCTTAGTACCGATGCTATTCACGAAGAACCCAGAGGCTGAGTTCACTGTAGAGGATAAAGAAGACGAACCTCGTGCGCGTGTTGTTGAGAAGCTTGTCAATACACTAGCAGCTAAGAAGACGCAGCCGGGATTAAATCTTAAGCGCAAGGTGAAACGCAACATCGTCTCTACTACACTCACGAATGTCGGCTGGTTTGAAGTAGGCTACACCTTCCGTGAGAACAGTAGCGAAGCTGCGCTAGAGGAAGTACAACGTCTAAGCGCAGAGCTAGAGCAGGCTAAGTCACAGAAGGACATCAAAGAGTGTGAAGGTAAGCTACTCGCGTTAGAAGAGACAATTGACATGCTTACGCCGTCAGGCCCGTGGGTGAAGGTGCGTAGACCTGATCAGATCATCGTAGATCACACTGCGACGGACTTAGATCTCAGCGGTCAATGCAATTGGGTGATGATTGAAGACTTGATGTACACATCACTGCTACGCGCTAAGTACGGACGCAAGAAGCCTGACAGTGACGAGTGGGAGAGTGTATTCTCACCCTCTAACGTCATCAAGGCTGGCGTATCACCTGATCAAGGTGAACGTGGTCAGACAGACAACTTCCAACTCTTCTCTTATAGCACTGCTGAGTATAGCAAGTACGGCTACGCTGACCAACGCTCGTTCTTAGCAGCACAGATGACGAAGGTGGTCTATGTCTGGGATAAAGTCACCCGTCGAGTTGAGTTATACAACTGCAATGACTGGTGTTATCCTCTGTGGGTGTGGGATGATCCTTACTCACTCGATCAGTTCTTCTCTGTGGTCCCTATGGAGTTCCACACTGATCCAATTACTATGTACGCCAAAGGTGAAGTTACATATTATCTCGATCAACAGGACGATATCAACGTCATCAACAACGAGTGGGCTAAGGTTAGGAAGTTTGCATCTGGTAAAGTAGTGTTTGACAAGAATAGCATCAAAGACACCTCGGTGTTGGAAGCTCTCATCAACGGCACTACCGACTCGAACATCATCGGTGTTGATCTACCTGAAGGCAAGAAGCTCTCAGACGTTCTCGGTCCTCTACTCCCACCATCCGCAGATGCGATGAAGTTCTTTGACAAGAAACCTGTCATGGAAGCTATCGATCGTCTGTCAGGTGTAGCATCTGTCCAACGCGGTGTAGAGTACAAAACCAATACGACCAATCGCGCCATTGAAAGCTACGAGTCGCAAGTACAGACACGCGCAGATGAGAAGATGGATGCTATCGAGGATAGCGTAGGCACCGTCTTATGGCTCACAGCGCAGATGTGCTTGCAGTTCATGAAGAAGGACGACGTTGCTATCATACTAGGTGATAAACTCGCCGCTGATTGGGAACAGATGGATGCAAAGGGTATTCGTCGCTTGTTTACTCCGCGGGTTGTTGGTGGTAGTACTCTTAAGCCTACCTCACGTGCAAAGAAAGAACAAGCTCTCCAGATTAGCCAGATTATCGGTCAATTTACTCGTGCTACTCCTATTGCTGCTGTTGTTGCCCTCAAAGTTCTTTCACAGGCGTTCGATAACGTCGTCGTCAGTAGAGAAGACTGGGAGCTTATCTACAAAGGCATCATGAAAGAAACATCAGGTCCGTCACCTCAAGAACAACAGCAAGAAGGTCAAGAACAGGAAGGCGCACAGCAAGGCCAAGATCGCAAGCAACAGATGGTCATTGAAGCGATGAAGGCACGTGCTCAAGCGCAGGGTGGACAACAGGCAGGTGCAGGTGGAGGTGGCGGAGGTGGCGGTGGTATGGAAATTGACAACATTGCACAGATAGTGCAACAAGTTGCAGGACTAATCGACGGTATGCCGCCGCAAATCAAGCAGCAACTCGGTATACAGCTAGCACGCGGTAAGAGCGTTGCAGAAATAGCGACGCAGATGATACAACAGATGCAACAAGGTGCTGTTGCTTAGGAGGCTATAATGCCTGGCGAAGAGAAAGACTTGATGGCTGCTGTTGGTGATAGCTTTGGCATCACTGAAGGTCAGCAACAGGGTGATGGTGGTGATGGTGGTGGTGAAGGTAGTCAACTAGACCTCCCGCTTAGTCATCCTCAAGGTGTTGAAGATGGTCAAGGTGGTGATAGAGGTGATGGATCACGGCCAGAAACCGGAAGTGATCGTCATCAAGCGCAGCGTGGAGAGAAAGAAGACCAACTCTTCACAGATAAGCCGCGCAGAGGGCCGAAAGGCGAGCTACTTGGTCGAAATGGCGAGGTTGTTGCGGCTACGCGGCGTGAAAAGCAGCTAGCTTACAATCTAAACCGCGCACAGTACGCCGCCAATCAGTCTGCTAGGCAGATTAAGGCGATGCAACAGCACCTGCAAGCCTATCAAGGCATTGATCAGGTGATGAAGCAGCACAATCTATCGCCGCAGATGGCACGTGAAGCGCTACAGCTACGTGCTATGGCTGAACAGAACCCAATCTTAGCTGTCCGTGACATTATTGCGCGTATTCTCGCTACTGGCGCAACGATGGAGGACATCTTTGGCAATGACGCAGTGCCGCAGATCAATGCACGTGTCATTACCAATGAACTTGACCGGCGTCTAGGTCCGGTAGAGCAGGCTGCACGTCAACGGCAGCAACACGAACGTATCCAAGAGCAAGCTCAAGTGCAAATGGAGAACTTCGTACAGCAACACCCTCATGCTGAAACGCATGGTGTAGAAATCAGCAATCTCGTCAGTCAGCACGGTCTTACACCGGAACGTGCCTACTTCGAGCTACGCAGTTGGGTAGAACGTCGTGGTATGGACTTTACTTCACCATTACGCCCGCAGATTGAGGCTGCTAGTAGGCGCCGACCGGGTAATGGACGTGGTAGACAGTCAACACCGGGTGATATGCGCGGTGTTAGTCCAGCAGGCGGTCGTACTCAATCAATGAATGGCAATTCCAGCGGAGACTTCCGCAGCAACACACCGTGGCGTGATATTGCGTCGGCTGTCTTCACAGAGCTTAACTCTAAGTAGGACATCATCACGATGCCTGTACTCCAGAACGTCCTCGCTACGACGATTGAGCGTAGCAGGAAGAAGTTGATCGTTGCAGCCATGCAGTCTAACGCGTTGATGGCATGGTGCTTCGCACGTGATCGTATTGAGAACGAACCCAGTGGGTATAACATCACTAATCCGCTGCTCACTGGACGCAACCCGACTGTGGGTAGTTATCAGTACTACGATGCACTTCCTGTGCAGCAGACGCAGGAGTTCATCAAGCTTGAATACCGTTGGTCACGTATCGCCGGTACTGTCATCATCTCCAATCAGGAAGAGGATGAGAACAAGGGCGAAGCTGCTGCTGTGAAGCTGTTGCAGGGTAAACTTGAGGCTCTTGAGATGAGCATCAAGGAGAAGTTCTCGATGTACCTGTACGGCTTTGGTGGTGGTAATGACCCGAACGGTCTTGCACTCTTGGTGCCTGACGATCCGACTACGGGTAGTCTTGCTGGCGTTGATCGTGCGTCAGAAGTGCAATGGAGGTCGTCAAGCTACGACTTCGCAGGCACACTCAACGCTACGAACATCGAAGAGGCATACGACGACGTGTTGCTTGACCTGAAGCAGGGCACAGAGCGTCCGAAGGTCATCATCACTGGTCGTAATCACTACAGGCTGTATCGTGCAGCAGTTCGTAGTAAGCTGACCATCCCGCTGACGAACACAAGCAGCGGCAAGCGTATGATGGACCTCGGCTTCGATGGTGTATCGCACAACGGCGTGCCGATCATCTACGACGAGTCGTGCCCAGTGGATCGTGCATACTTCCTCAACGACACCTACCTGCGTCTGCACATCCTCGGCGACAACAACATGAAGAACGTTGACCTCACTGCGCCGTGGACTATCGACGGCTACGGCCAACGCGTCATCACGCAGTGTCAGTTCTGCACGTGGAAGCAGTATCGCACCCACGCAGTCGTCAACGACTAATCTAGCTTATACGCTGTATAGCAGGAGTTAAGCATGCCTAGTGAAACGCCAGTAGTGAGCTTTGCTGAACGCCCTATGCAGGCGATGTCAATGGACGAACGTAAACGTCCTGTGCCTGCGTACACGATTGAGCCGGTGAAGCGTAAGACTGTAGTCAACCGCACCGTCAAGGACGAGATCGGCTTTCGTGTTGTGCCTACTGATGTCGAGCTTGAAGGATACATGGTTCGCACTCTACGTGGTGACAGTGTATTCCTCACGCATGAAGACGCACTACGCATGAAGCTCGACCGCAATCTAGTACCGATGTTGCTGGAAGGCGGCGACGATACTCCTGTGGGTATGGTACAAGCTAACGGTGGGTTGTCGGATAGACAGAAGCAGGCACTTGAAGCAGTGACTAAGCTGCTTGAAGGCGACCCGGATATTGTCAACAAGCTGCTCGGCACTCCTGAAGTTGTAGAGCAGGCAGAAGAGAAGGATGCATAGTTATGGCTGTACAAGTTGCTGTCCCCTCGATGCGTCGTGTTAATCACCGTGTGGCTGATTGTTGCTATGCGGCTGATGTCGGCACCGATGGTATTACTACTGTAGACATTCCCGCTGTTGCTACGGCAGGGGCGGGTGTGCTTGTTAACGGTCAGGTTCTCGCAGCGGCGGGTAACGTCATCCCTGCTGTTGTGCAGACTGACTTCCTCATGGGCCGCTATGGTCGCAGCATCTCAGTTACCGCAGGCGCGGGTGGTGCTGGTACGATTGTGGGCTATGACTATCTCGGTCAAGCTATCCGTGAGAGTGTGACGCTCATTGCTGGTGCTGTTGTCAGCAAGAAGATGTTCAAGGACGTTGCGTATGTGATCGTGCCTGCTGGTGGTACGTTCAGCATTGGCGTCGGTGTTATCTTGGGTGTGCCTTATAAGGTGCTCCACACGGCGTTGAGTGGTGAGATGACAAGTGACGTTACTGCTGCGGCAGGTGCGTTGTTGGCTGGTGTAGTTACGCAGGCACTCGGTAGCGGTGATCCGCGTGGTGCATATACGCCAGCAGCGGCACCTGATGGTGTGCGTACTTATCGCTTCTCATGCTTCGTAGACCGTAGCAATCTGCACGGCTCGGCTCATGTGATCGTATAACAACAGGAGGAACGAATGACTGTCGAATACACTCAGCAGTACAACAACCAGAACATCGTCGCAGTGCGTGATGCGTGTGCGACTGATCCGGGTTATGAGAAAGACGGTGACATGGTTGTCGCTACGCTTGCTGATGGCAACACTGTCACCATCAAGAAGAGCCAGATGACCTCTGCTGCTCCCGCCGGTCAGGGTGCGCAGGGTGCGAAGGCGTATACGTCGAAGAAAGAGTAACGCTGTCAACGTTGTAGCTCTCACGGCATGAAAACCGTGAGAGCTATATATAATGAGTGGAACGAACCATGATCACATTCGGGGACTTGGTTACGAAGGTTCTACAGCGTTTAGCGTTGGTTGAAGGCTTAGATGCGCAGATATACGCAGAGCCACGTATACAACTCGCCATCCAGCACAAGTTTGATCTGATCTTCAGGGAGTATTGGATACCTGAGTACATGACGTATCAGGAGCCACACACGTTAGACGGTGTGAATGGTTTCATCACTACAGACATGGCAGGGTTGATCAAGGATTGGCGCGATCTGCACAGTGTATTTCATGAAAGCTCGAACAAGCCGATGCCTATCGCGCCCATGAGCGTGCGTCATAATAGTGTGAGTTATCCTAGCATCTGTCCTGCTGGTATGAACTCAGCGAAGATGTTCAAGGTCTTACCGCCTACTACCACAGGCACAGTGTTTGTAACGTATCGCACGAAGCCTGATGACTTTGAAGAAGACAGCGACGAGATATCCATGGATACGCAGTTGCTTATACTTGGCACCTGTTGGGATGTGCTAGAAGGTGACGGCACAAACCCCGGTGACAGTGACAAGTTCAAGATGCTGTTTCAGGATGCGCTAAGTCAATTCAATCGTAGTCAGTTCAACATTCCACTAGACACCATCTCGTCAACACGTTCGACCGTGAATAGGTGGAACTAATGGTTCAGATGACGGCACGTGCTCGCAAGCCGTTAGGCAGACCTAAGAAGCAACGGCCCACAGCTAAACTACAGAACACTACCATTCGCGACTTCGGCGGTGGACTAAACGTCGTTGACAGTGAGCAGAACTTGACGAGTAAGTTCTCTCCTGCGTTTGATAACATGATCACATACACCGATCGTCGTGTAGGTCCGCGGCATGGGTATGAGATGTGGTTGAAGTTGAAGCAGGGTGTAGCTACGACAGGTACAGCTAGTATCTCTATCACCACCATCCTTGAGAACAAGATTGTCACTGTCAACTGGAACGGTCATCCTGCTACAGGCGCAATGTCGCATGTGACTATCAGCGGATGGGACTTGACGTACAACGGCGTCACACCTGAGATGATGAACCGTGTGCATGGTGTGCGCCGTGTTATCAACGCTAACCAATTCGAGATCGTCGTATCTAACTCACCATCTGCTAGTGGCACGAGCGGTGCAGATACGATCAATTGGACGCATGACACATTCATGCTAGGCGGCGAACCTGTTGAGGCTAAGTACTTCGCCAACTACGTCATCATCTGGTCATCCACGGGCGAGATTGTACGTGTAGATAGAGATAAAAACGCACAACGCATACTTAGCCACGCTATCGCATACGCACAG